CGGAATCATCTTGGCGGGTGACCGCCGCTTTCCATTATTTTCGTACATATGTTCTCTGCTTTCGTTTTTATTTGCCGGGGTATTCCCCCGGCTTAAATTATGTAATCCTCCCGGCTGCCCGCAGAATCCGCAGCCGTTCACTGTCCCACGCCTCCGCCAACTCCTGGAGGCTCAATCCCGCGGAATCGTTAACCAGAACGAAGTTATAGCGTCCTCGGTATCTCCGGCAGTCTGCCGCGTACTCTCGTGGCACCTGCCGGCCGCAATGGAGCATTGTCTGTAACTCTGTGGCGGTGTATGTGCCCATGTAGCGTCCCTGATCAAACACCTTGTAGTATACTGGCCTCATCTGTGCGCCTCCTACATTAAGCTGATAAACTTTGAAATCGCATACACGCCAATGGTAAAACCTGCACCTAATAACACGGCAGTCACAAAATTAGCTCCACAAATTTTAAAAAAGTCTTTCATAATTGATCCTCTCTTTCTTATCTGAATTTCTTTAACTTACTGACCCGGTCCCAGTCCAATTCCGCCCCGCAGCCCGGGCAATATTTATAGTCCGCTACCACTTCCATACCGCATGTACACTCGTATTCCGGCACCGAAAAATCGTAACCCAAAAGCGCAACAAGCTCCGGTACAACTACCTTAATCCGCCTTAATCTCATTACATCACCTCAATGTTTATCTCCCAGGCTAATCCTGCGAAAACCATACCTCCCCGCAGGATTGGCCCGGAAAATGTCAGTTTTGTTGAGTATTGATACACACCAATACACAACGGTTACGTTTGTCCCTGCTGAAGGTAGACGGCCAGGGCCTGCCGGATTACCCAGGACATTGACCGCTCTTCCCGCTGGCAAAACTCTTCCAGCCGCTTCAACTGCTCCGGCTCCATGCTGATGTTCTGCCGGATGTATTTCTCATCTGGTGCTTTCTTTTTCACTCCGCGCCCTCCTCTCCCCATCAGTGCGCAATTCTTGTTGGATGTCAGTTTAACGTACTGATTGAATCGTCATAGTACCAATTTCATTACACGGTTCTGGCTTACCTTCATCTCTCGCTACAACCATCCATGCAATCGTTCCATCCCAACCAATATCTTGTGCTTCAGCGTAGAAACTCACTTTTTGAACCCATCTTTCACCTGTAAAGGAAACTCTTGTTATCCAGATTTCACAGTCTACTTTCGGTAATTTTTCTTTAAAATCGTAGTCAATTAAAACCCATCTACCCATCTATTTCTCCCTTAAATGCTAATTTTCCCGATTATCCCCAGCCCACTGCTCTGCCATAGCCTGTGCAATACCCGGAAAAGTCTTGCTACGCATTTTTGACCGTTCTTTCTTTGGTAGATTATACGTGTCGTAATGCCATTTACTGTCAATTACACCGTTGCCGCATATGTGTAATACCGGTTCAACAATCTTCGTTGGTCGCAACTTCGGCAGCCCTTTCAGCCATAGACAGGTACTTTTTCTTTCCGCATGTCCAAACTGATAAGGCTGTATTATCTGGTCAGGCTTACGATATCGGGTTGACATTATTCCAATAGGATTTTCTATTGCTATTCTTTCACAATCCGCGGCAACAAACTGCATGAAGAAATCAATGCCTTGCTGCTGCCTACCGTCCCTCCGTTTCTGGTCAAAATACCTCGCTCCTGATACCGCTAAATGAGTGCACGGTGGGAAAGCGATTATCATATCCCACTTGTGTTTTAATAACGGTAAAACATTTTGCTGCAAATGCCATTCCGGATGTCCGCCAGAACATGGCTCTAAATCGCAGCTATAGGCTTCATGGCCCAGCCTCCGCAACTCTATTGTTACCGCCTGCGATTCCTCACACGCCACTAAAATTTTCATGCCTTAAAAGGTTCCGTGTACACTTTCCCGGCCGGGGAACGGCTCCTTTCTTAGTTTTCAAAATAACGATTTTGCTAATTTACAAAGGCTTTGTATTCCTTGTAATTAACAAGCACGGTATCATATTCCGCCCATTTTTTCACCAAGTCCATGGTCATTTTTACAGGCTTATCGCACTTGATCACACCATGTCCATAGTGCTCCCGAAAATCATCAAGGCTATATAATTCGCACTTGTCATAGTCCATAGTGCCTAAATATCCAGAAAAACAGCGCTTCTGCTCATCCTTAGTCCTTTCCCATCCCCATAAGGTGAAGCGGGTCCCAGCAGAGTGCTTAATACTTATAGCCAAATATTTCCTATCTGTCATGGTGTATTCTCCTCATTCCTGTACGGTCCGGCAGCGGCATCCAGGCAATAATATCATCATGAGTAATCCCAGTTGGAGTTATATGCCAGCTCTGTCTATTGGTTCCATACCAAGCAATTAAAATCCAGCCGTTTCCCGTGCATACCAAGACATCTACACCACCGTCTGGCAGCCGCTCATCCACCGGAATCCACCGATGACTGATCCGCTCCTCCAATTCAGCAATCCAGTGGTCCTTATCGCATTCACTGCACCGTTCATGGGCGGTTCCAGTTGATATGCTCCGGCTGCTGAACTTGCTGTAGGTGAGTCCTTTGTTGTACTTTTTACAGTTGTGTCGGGTGGTTAAATACTCGCAATTTGCGTTACAATATCCCATTGTTTTTCCTTTCCTGGCTTAATCACCATTAATTGTTTTGAAATATTTTTCCCACGCCTCATCAAAAGATATTTTATCTTCTGCCGCCATCCGTTCAATCGCTCCTCGAAGGCATACCAGTGATATTGCCGCCTGTTCAACTTTCTTTGAATTTGTCCAATAGCGACAATTACCGTTTCTTTTTAACCACGCAACCAACAGCTTCATTTTGTTCTCCTAAATCCGTGCTACTTCTAAAACCCTTAAAATAACTGTATGGACTTCCTCCACCGAAACACTTTGAGCATATCTTAGCTTCATCCCACTGCGCTTTCGCATATTGCTTGCTCTTTCGTCCCTGCCTTGTCAACCTGTATCCCCGCATGATATAGGGTTGCTCCTCATCCCATCCACCTTCACCGGCAGATTCTAATAGGCCCATATCAACCAATTTCTTAATAATCTTTCGTGCTCTATACAGGCTACAACCGCAAATATCTGCGACCACAGTGGACGGAATTATATCGTGACCATCTTTTCGTCAACCATCTTCTTAATCCCCTAAATCCGTGTTTGGTGAAAAATCAAGCGCCATCTGGTCCGACAAGTCCGTATGCTCCAGGTTCCCACGGTCCAGGTCCTCCGGCGATCCCACAATTACCACAATGCAGGGATTACCCATGTCTGTTGCCGTGTACTGGGTCATAACCGGATAGTTAAGACGGCCAGTGTTGTCAACCACAATGATATCCACCAGGGCGTCACGGTCATATCGTTTCAAGTATGCCTGGAGCCGCTTGCTCTTCAGGGCCGGTTCCAGGTCATCGAGCGACATCTGACCGTCGCACTCGTAATGCTCCAATACCTCATTCCCCATCATCCTGATCCTCCTCTCCGTCCGGGTTAAACCTGACATAGCAGCACCCCGGAACTGTCAATGTCCGCGGGCTTCCGTCTATGTAATTGATGATTCCATCCTGACGCATTTTGACCAGTTTCTCAAAAACCGTGGAAGTGGACTTGTAACCCAGTTCCGCCGTGATATCCCTGACGGTGGGTGGATATCCATTTTTGATCATGTATTCCGCGGCATAATCGACAATCCGCTGTTCAGTTCCCGTCATTCTTGACCACCTTCTGTTCCGCCAGCAGCTCACCCACCGCTTTCGCAAATTCCCGTTTCAGGTCCGGAATATTATCGATCAACTCACCGTTTGAGACATGGCGCTTGATTCCGGTATCCCGCCGATACCCTTCTTCGTAATTCGTGTACAGGATTCCTTTCTTTTTCAGCCTTCCCTTAACGAGGGTGTAGGTGGCACAACCATAGTTGCTCTTGTCACCACGTGCCTCAATCAATGGCTGAATGATCTCCTGCCGTGTCTTTCCCATTTCGGCCTCGGCAGCCATCCGGCGCCGTTCCATCTCCTTGCGGCTGTCCTCTTCCAGGTTGGATAATACAGGTTCGAAAATAGATCGCCACTGAGGGCTATCAGAAACCGCGTCAAGGCAAGAAGCCCGCTCGATCCCCGGATGTGCGTTTCTGTACTCCTTGATGGCCTGTTCGGAAACGAACCCGTACACATCCCGCATTTTGCCGTACACACGCCGCAGCGCGGTGTTAAAATCCGCATACAACTCCGGGTATTCCTTGACCATCTTGTCCACCCGGCGGCGCATCTCCACCTTCCAGTTAATTTCATCTGACACGCTGGGCTGTTTTTCCACCGGTGCCTTGACGGCACGCTTTTCCTGCGTCTGTGTGCCACCCAACATACTGATGATTTTATTTTCGCGATCCTGTACCATCCGAAATTTGGCGTCCAGTGTAGCCATTATGTCGGATCGCAGCTCCACAAATTTCTGGTCAATGTATGCCCTGTCCAGAAACAGGGCGCTTCTGTTAGTTGCCTTTCCCATAGTCTCCCATATCCTCTCTTAATTTTTTTGCCAAGTTCTGCTGGACTAACTTTTCGTAGTCCGTGTCTCGCTGCTCAAAGTTGTGAAACTGATTAGGTTTGCTGCCTTTGGCGGTCAATTCCTGCCGCTGGCTCCTTGCCCAGTTTCTAACCGCAGCTCTCCAATCCTTCATTTTGTTTTTCCCAACCATCCACCCTTTGGACTCGTAGAAGTCCACAAAGGATTCTGCATTGACCTTGTATCCGTTTTGGCTACAATACTCAGCCACATCCCCAACCGCAGGTGGGGAAAATGCTTTTTTATTATTATCCTTTACATTATCCTTTTCCTTTTCCTTATCCTTTTCCTTAGGTTCAGGCGTGGATAATGGTTGGTTATCGTTTGGTTTCTGCTTGGTTTTCACTTGGTTATTTCTTGGTTCCGTGGTGGTTTTCGGTCTGCCACCTTTGGTTCCGTTTTGGTATCGCCGGTTATTCGCGTCTATCTGAGGTTTCGCCATCAAATAGATGCTCTTTGCGATCCCTGCGGATGAAGGTTCCAGGCCATCCAGGCCATAGTCCATAATCGCCCGTACACATGCCGCAAACTGCTCGTCCGGCAGCTCCTTGATTGCCTCGTAAAAGCTCCGGTAAAACACTACACTGTCTCTCATAACTCCACCCCGAACATGCTTAATTGTCCGGGCACGTCCTTGCTCTTACGGCCCACCACGAAACGCCTTGCGCCTCTTGTGGCTGCCCGTATCGACTGCATACGCCTGTCCTGCCTTGCCAACCACGCGGCGACTTCTTGTCGGCCCTGCGGCGTTGAATCCGGTATGTAATAACCGCCCCGTATTCCAAGGCTGATTATCACCTTATCATGTCTCAGGGCTTCTATAGCCTCCCGGACCAGCCTGTCCCTGTACCCAGTTATCCGGCTTAATTCTTCCCGGCCTACCCGCAGGGCATTGTATACCACGCACTGGATAACTCTATAATCTTTCCGCTTTCGCATTCTGCCCTCCTTCCTGGGCCGGGTAAAGGAGGTATGTATAACAACCCGGCCCTGAAACTATGGTCAAAAAGTATACACCTAATACCGTGACATATTATGGAGGTATACCGTTGTTCCCTATAAATTGTTCTTGCCAAACTCGGCTATAAACTCCTGACGGCTGCCGTAATGCTCCTCATAGTATTTCTGGGCCATGCACTTCAGCTTGTCGTCAATCTGCAAATTCTCCGGCGTTCGCACAAAATGCGCACCGTTCGGGTGGATGTCATATCTCAGTGGGATCACAAAACCCCTCCGCTCTGACTTGACCTTGTATCCCTGGCGGCCTTCGAATATGTGATGCCGTTCAACGTATGGGCTGCCGGTAAAATAGCAATGGTCCATATCGTCTGTGAAAACGCTCCACAATCTCTTAGCCATCCTGTACCCTCTTCCGGCGGTTCTGCTCATACAGCGCCATCATCCGCTCCAACTCTTGGGGTGTCATCGTCTCGATTCCCAAGTCCTTGCACTCCTCCACCAGACCGTTGATTAATGTGCTCATTTCAGCGGTGTCGTAAGTGCTGGAACCGCGCAGCATAAGGTATGTGCGAAAACTGCTCCCATCATTCGCGGTTTTCACCTGGGATGTGGGCTTAATGTGGAAAGTTTCAGCCTCCAGGGCCATTCGCTCCCCCTCATCATTATCTGGCACCACAACGTAGATCAGGTTCCCGTCAACCTCAACCAATTTCCCATACCGTCGCAACATCATGTTGTGTGCGCGGTTCTTTGATATCCCCGCAACTTCCGCCAACTTGGTCAACAGCGACCAGTAATAAGAGTTGGCGTCTAGGCTGCGCTTCCGGCGGTATACCTTAGCTGTGAGGGCCAGCAGCTTCCCGCTTAACCGTTCGATTTCCCCGCTCACGTCCTTATCAACCTCGAACGTGAGGCGGAATCTTCCAGTCATCCAGTCTTTCGTGACGTCTTTCAATGTCCCCTTACAGTCCATGACTACCTCCCCGCCTCATTCCAGGGCAGCCCTTCCTCCGGGTCATCCGGCGGTACTGTGGCGGGATCGGGGGCTGTGGGCTTGTCCGGCTTGCTCTTCAAAATATCCATAGCCTCACGGAATTGCTTCATGGTCATGTCATGGATATCTTTCAGGCCGTACTTGAACAACATATTCTTTCGCCCGATCCCGGTTCGTGCAAGCTCCAGGAACAGGGTATTAATGTGCGCCTCCGTCACGAGGTCAACCCTTGGTTCCTCTGGCTGTTCCTGCTGTTGCCCGAGCTTATATACTACACGGTTGTTCTTACGGCGCTTGATCTCCAAGACGTTAATATTGCGATTGGCGTCATAGCCTATCTTGGAGACGTAGAAACGATCATTGCAACCATACTTCTTGCGGTTGCCATTCTTGTCTCCGTTCTCATAGACGTCGCAATCCTTACTACTGACCCAGATGGAGGGGGCCGTGTACAGCTCTCGGCCAATCCCCCAGTTGAAACAAGCACGCTTGAAGCTGTCCGAGGCAAGCCCCTTCTCCTTCTCCGTGTTGCTCTCCGTGCCGGTATCCTCCTTCTCGATCCACTGGCCCTTCTCATCGTCCCATATGGATACGATACAGTTAGCGTTTTCCCGGCAGTGTCTCCGCTGCCATCCCATCGGGCCTACTGTCTCATCAAGGATATTCTGGTCCACTCTGGCGTCCTTATAGAGCA